TGACCTCCTCTCCGTCGATGAGGATTGCAGCATGAGGCAGGATCGAGCAGACGTAGCCGATCACGTCGTCTTGCGTGACGCCATCCACGGCGTAGCCACGGATGGAATGCTCGTTGACGACGGGCTGCGACACGAGTTCCGCAATCCGACGCACGGTTTCGGGGCTGGCATCCCCGACGAAAACGGCTACGTACATGGCATCCTTTCTGTCGCTGTCAGGCGCGAACGCCTACCGGAAGTAAACCACACGGCGAAAGCTCGCGCAAGATTGCGGCGTCTAGTTCATGTAGTCGACCCAGCTGTCCTGGTGATCTTTGCACTGCAGGATCGTCGCGCCGGAGTCACCCATTCCCCAGGACAGGACACGGGCGAGCGCTTCGTCGTCCCCGGTGCAGACGCCGACGTAGTACGGAACGCGGTCGTCGTCGAGCAGGCGGAACGGGATCTCGTCACCGCTCTCCGGGGTGGAATCGAAGATCACGGTGCCCTTCTTGCTCTGGACGTTCATGCTGTCCCAGGCGTCGTGGTCGTCGTCGTGCAGGATGTCTTCGGTGATCTTGGCGAATGCCATCGCGCCCTCCTAGACGTAGTACCGGCCGACGATGATGTAGTTGAAGTCGTTCTCCTGAGCGTCGTGTGGCCAGCGGAACAGGACGCCGGAGAAGAAGGTCTCGCTGATGTGGCTGTCCCAGCCGAACGCCGGACCCTCGGTGTCGTTCACGTCGTACCAGCTGCCCTTGTACTTGACGAACCGGTTCTCCATGAACTGGTCGAGTGTCAGGTATTCGAAGTCGGACGCTGCATCCCCGTCGTGCGCGGCCAACTCGTCGTAGCAGATCAGGAGTCGGGGGCGATTGTCGGTGTGGATTGTGACCGGACGATCTTCCATCTAGATCCCTCCTGCGCAGTAGACCTCGATCATGGTCTGGATGCGGTCGAAGATGTCGACGTCGCCGGTGGGGTAGTCCTCCTGCCGAAGCGCCGCTGCCATGGCGATGATCGCGACGTCGATGTTGTATCCCCCGACCAGGAGCATCGGGTTGCGCTCACCTACCTGGTGGATCAGTTCGCGCATCGCGGTCTTGTCCATTCCCATGTCCGCGCCTACCATCAGCGCGGTGGGGTGGACGTGGACCTGATCGAACTCGTGCCGTGCCATGTGCTTCTCCTTTCCCTAACGTGCGGGGTCGTCGAACTCAGCGGCCAGGGACTCGTGGTTCCCGGTGTCGATGGCGATCACGTAGAGGTAGGCGATCTCGGTGTTGCGGTCCATGCGGTTGGCGAGGCTGTCGCCAGTGAGGGCGTCCACCAGGCAGGCGTGGATCTCGCGCCTGAGCCAGGCCACGATCTCTACGTCGGTGGCGAACTCCCCGATGTCGAGGGTCATGCCCTCAATCAGTTCGTCCTTGGTACGGGCTGCCATGTGCTGGTCCTTTCCTCTGTCGCTGTCCTACCCGAAGTAAACCACGCTCCGGGCTTTCGCGCAAGGGTCGCGCGTCTTGCCCTACGCCACTTTCCTCAGGTCGCTTGCCTTGTAGATCCAGGTGCGGCCGATGTGCCAGGCCACGCAGACCTGGCCCTTCTCGTCCACGCCGACGACCGTACCCAAGCGCTGCGTCGGGTCGGTCACGAGCGTCACGATGTCGTACCTTTCCATGGTGTCCTCCTTCCTAGATGTCGTTCGGTCAGGGGCCAGCGTGTAAGCCAGCCCCTCCCCGAGCTACACCTTCCGGTAGGTCCGGTCGCTCTTGATCACGAACCCGCCCTTGATGTGCCCTGCCTCGCCCGTGTCGATGTCCTCCTGGACGCCGATGTGGGCCTCCGCGATCTGTACGGCCTCATCGTAGGACTCGGCCCGTACCCACAGGCCCACAGGCACGAACACGGCCGGTACGTTGTCCTCCGGCTCGTCGCGGTCCTCCCAGGGCGCTCCTTGCCCGTACGGAACCTCCAGCAGGTGCGTCTTGAAGAGGCCCTGTCGGTAGGCGTCCCGTCGGCGCTGACCCGGCGATTCCTTGGCCATCTAGCTCTCCTTCCTCATCTGATCGAGGGCGTTCCTGAGGACGGCCCATACCAGCGCGGCCAGGGACAGCCACGCCAGGATGAGCAGGGCGATGATCGCGTCGGTGGGCATCAGACCTCCAGCCGGACGTTGTTGGCGTCGAACACCTGCGCGATGTATTCACCGGTGCTGTTGCTCCTCCGCCACCGGGCGGCTACCTGCGCTGCCTCTGAGAGCGAGCCGTGGTCCGACGTGAGGACTCGCATCGCTCCCTTGACACTCCTTCGTACGCGGTACGGGCCTGGGTGCTGCATGGCTGCCTCCTCTTCCTTGATCATGAGGGCTTCCTCTCGACGATGTGCCCATCCCGGATGGTGGACGAGAAGCCCCACTTGCCGTCTCGGATGGACTGGAGTGTCCCTTCCGCCGCCGCTACCTCGATCTCGTCAAAGAGCAGCGGATTCGCCACCCGCAGCTTGGCTGCTACCAGGACGCCCCATAGAGCGCCGCTAGGGATGGCAGGTAGCTCGTGCTGGACTTGACTCATGGCTTCCTCCTGCCCGGCTTCCGTACGGAGCCAGGCCGTCTGTGGCGGGTACGCGGGGCACGGGGCACACGGGGCGTCCGTGGGGGACGGGAGAGCCGGAAGAGGCCGTATCCCGTCAGCCCGACCACCCAGGCACCGATACCCGGCGCGTGTTGTGGGATATCTAACCACACTCTGGTTCAGCAACCCCCCTTTGTGGCTTCCGAGACGGGCGGAGTCCCGCACATCCCATTCCTCACCTCGCGCGTGTGCATGCGAAGAAGGCTTCTACAGCGCGTCCTTCCTTCCCTGCTGCCAGGGCGATGTAGGTTGGCATGTCGTAGTCCTGGGCCAGGCACTTCGGGCTTGCTGCAAGACAGCGCGCTCGGTAGGCGTGGCCGCGCGTGATCGCGGTGGACCTGTGCTTCCTAGCCAAGGTCGGCCTCCAGGTCTTGTACCTCGGTCCACTGCAGGTCGCCGTTGTTCTTGCCTACGGCTTCCTCCATGTCGGACTCCAGACGCCGGGCCTCCTCTTCGGACTCGACGTCGGCGGTGACGGTGACGCGCCAGGTCACAGGAGACCGGCTTCGAGCAGCGCTTCGTGGATGTCCTCGTCGATCTGCTCGTCCTCCAGCAACTGGAGGATGGCGTCGATTTGTACCTGCGTCATCTTGACGCTCCTTTCGGTATGTGGTGCTGGGCGGGTTGCCCGGTCAGGGTGGGGGAGGTTGCCCTCCCCCGACCCTCCCCGTGCTACCAGCCGAGCGTGTTCTCGATGTCCCGCGCGGCCTGGGAGTCCGTGTTCTTGAGCCGCTCCTTCAGCTTCGCGTCGTGGCCCGGTGCGAACCGGCCCTTGGTCATCTCCCCGCACCCGCAGATGCACGGGTTCAGGGCAGGCCGGGCACGGGTGGCGATGTCGGCCAGCTCCGCGTCGGTCAGGGCGGGGAACCGCTCGATTGACTTCCGCTGCTTCGCGGTGAGCTTGCCCTCGCGGGTCTCCTCCAGCTCGACGGCCGGGGCGTCCTGCGTCTTGGTCTTGCTGGCCATGGTGGCCTCCAATCTGCCCCTGTGAGGGGCGGTGTGGGGCCGGTCTCTCCGGCCCGTCTAAACAAAGTTTACCAGACGGGGATACCCCGCGCCGATGGGTCCCTATTCCGGAAGCAAAACTATATCCGGAGCATACCAAATTGGCATCGGAGGACCCGGCCGAATGAAACGCATGTTTGTCGGGGGACCCAGATGGGAACACTACCCCTTGTGCGCCGTCCGATCCGTGTGCTAGGATACCGCCGTCGAAGCGCGCCACAGGAAGGGGCGTCGCGCTTGAAGCTACTGGTCCGGCAGATTGCAGCGACGCCCCTTCCGATAAAGGAGAGCAGTGGGTCAGAAGCCTGAGGCAGTAACAGCGGAAACCCCAAGCTCCGGAGAGCGCTTTGCTGCACGGCCTCTGACGCCGAATCGCATGCCCTGGTTCCGCCAGGACGGTGAGACGGCGATTGCCTACGCAGACTTCATCCACTACCTGATGCTCCCGACCGAGGAGCGGACCTACACGAACGCAGCCAGGGCGACCGGCAAGTCGCACTCTCTCATGGAGAAGCGCGGCCAACAGTGGTCATGGCGACTCAGGGCGGCGGCGTACGACGAACATTACATGCTCTTGAAGTTGGAGAGCGTGGAAGCGGAGCGGGATCGGATGTTCGTCGAGCATCGGGCGCTGACGCAGACCGGACTCCATCTGGTGGAAGCGCACATGAAGGCGCTGATCCGGAAGCTGCAGAGCGAGGACGGGGACCCGATCGACGCGCTCATGCAGGCCGGATACAAGCCCGGCGACATCGTGCGACTGTTCAAGGAGATCGAGAAGGCGGACCGTGATCTCGTGCTGCAGCGGTCGGAGAACGCAGCCGCCGCGCAGGAGAAGATCGAGAAGCTGACGGAGGCCCATGCCGAGGAACTCAGTTCGGCGTATCGCGAGCTTCTAGATGAGCTGAATCTCACTCCTGAACAGGAGGAGATCGCACGGAACGTCGTCCAGCGCCAGCTTGTAGGTGCGACGCTGGAGGAGGGATCATGACCAAGTGGGAAACCCCGATGGGCGTAGCGGTGGGCCGGGGAAATAAGCCGCGCCCGAAGCCGAAGCCGCCGAAGGGTTACTGAGTGTCGGTAGTGGCAGTGCCTCTCACTCGGGTCAAGTGGGAGCGCGACAAGGTGCAGGTCACAATCCCCGCTCACGACGGCCTCACACATTTCGGCTATACCACGGCAGTACGAACTCTCTGCGGTGCCTACAAGCTGCTGAACAACAAGCGCTGGGCATTCAGCCAAAACCAGCTCGTCCTGCCGCAGTGCACGGTCTGTCTGACGATCATGGAGAAGTTCGTGGCAGAAGGACTGGAGCGGCACCCTCTCATCCCATCGCCACAGTGCGATGGAATCACCGGCAAGGGGAATCGCTGCGAGCGAACCCCGCTGCCGGGAAAGACTTTCTGCCCCAGTCACAATCCTGCTGCTAGGATGTACTGGTGAGCATCGAAGTCCCTGACCTCCCGGTAGACGTTTACCAGGACCCCGTTATGCACGAACTCGTGGTGTGGGAGCACTTCCCCAAGTGGGGTGCCGCCTTCGAGTCGCCATACGATCCGAACATGGACGACCCTGCGGAAGATCCGGAATACGTGAGGGCGAAACGTGCCGGACTCGTGCGCTGACGAGAAGCAAGCCTGGCAGGACTACCTGAAAGTGACGAGGGACGTGCCTCCGGAGTCCTACGCCGAGGTAGAGCCGTGGGCCTGGTCTCGCCTGCGCCGCCAGCTACGCAAGATCCAGAAGAGACGTGAGAAGGTCACGGCATGACCCCTCTGGACGAGCGCCGACGCCACTTGGCCATGCTCGTCGCGCTGCTCTATCTAGCGATGATCGACATCGAACGCAAGGAGCAGCCTCCGTCCGACGAGGTTCGCGAAGCCGCGAAGTACCATCTGGATGTGGTGCTTGGTGAGTAGGCTGCCTCTGATCGGTCGCAGGCGGGAGGACACGCCGCTCAGCACCCTTCCCGACGACATTCGGGCTGGCGACTACTGGAAGGTAGTCGACGGCGAGGGCAACCCGCTCAAGTCAACCGAACCGGGCAATCTGACCGGAGGGGTTTGGATGGTCGTGGCCCCCATCGGGGACGGCAGCGGTTACGCAATCGGAAGACTCACGAAGCACACCGTACGCGAAAACTCCGACGGGACGATCTCGGTGAAGCCGGGCGACGGCTCATCGAACTCGATCCTCATGACCGGTGCTCACGGCCTGCAGTTCCATGGCTACATTGAGCAAGGGGTGTGGGTGCCTTGAGTAGGCTCAGCAAGACCGAACCGAAGGAGCGCGAAAAGAACCTGCGCCTGTCCGGTTACGCGTTGCTGTTCTTCATCGGCTTCATGATTGCCGGGCTGATCGTTCTTTTGGTGAAGCTGACGTGACCATTTCTCCGGAGGTACGTAAACGCGCAGCCCAGCGGATCTTCCCGGCGAAGAACCCGTACACGAATGACCCTGTTCGGTGGGTCACTGACAAGCTGAAAGGATTCCTGTGGTCAAAGCAGAGAGAAATCGCGGAATCCGTGCGGGACAACCGGTACACAGCGGTGCCAGCCTGTCACGGGCCGGGCAAGTCATACGACGCCTCAGCTATCATCGCCTGGTGGCACGACGTTCATCCTCCCGGTGAGTCGATGGTAGTTACGACCGCGCCGACCGACCACCAGGTGAAGGCGATCCTCTGGCGCGAGATCGCGAGGCGTAGGCGCGAGGGCAACCTCTCTGGCCGCATCACCCTCGAGGGTAAATGGTACATGGGTGAGCGCCTCGTCGATGAGGAGCTTTGCGGATTCGGTCGCAAGCCGCAGGACTACGACGAGGACGCATTCCAGGGCATTCATGAGAAGTACGTGCTAGTCGTAGTCGACGAAGCCGGTGGCGTACCGAAGAACCTGTTCGACGCGCTGGAGACCTTGATGACCAACGAGCATGCCAGGATGCTCGCAATCGGCAACCCCGACGACCCGGTTTCCTACTTCGAGAAGATCTGCCAGCCGGGGTCGGGATGGAACACGATCCGGATCGACGCATGGAGTACTCCGAACTTCACGGGCGAGCCGGTGCCACGGAGCATCGCGGAGAAGCTGGTCTCTCCGCTGTGGGTCGAGGAGCGCAAGAAGAAGTGGGGGGTCGGCTCACCGCTCTGGCAATCGAAGGTCGAGGCTCTCTTCCCGGAGATCACGACCGATACGCTCATCACGCCGGGCATGATCCGCCGCGCTCAGGAGCGGACCCTGCCGGGCCTCGTGCTAGGCAACTATGGCTTCGACATCGCGCGGTTCGGCGCGGACGAGACGGTGGGCTACCGGAACCGAGGAGGCGTGATCCGGCGCGTCCTGGCCAAGCATCAGCAGGACACACACACGACGGCGAACGCGATCCATATGCACCTGAACAAGCACGGTGCGAACTACGTCCCGGCCGTCATCGACGTGGTTGGCCTCGGTGCAGGGGTTGTCGACGACCTCAAGGCTCGAGACCTGAACATCGTGGCTTTCAACTCGTCAGAGCAGCCGTATGACAAGGTGAGGTTCCGCAACAAGAGAGCCGAGTGCTACTGGAAGTTCAGGGAAATGTTCGAGAACGACGAGATCGACATCGACCCGTTCGACGAGCAGCTGATCGCGCAGCTGGGGTCGTTGAAGTGGAGAATCGACCGCTGGGGTCGTATATTCATCGAGAGCAAGGAAGACATGAAGCGGCGCGGCCTGCCAAGCCCGGATAGGGCAGATGCAGCGATGATGGCGGCTACCGGTCTGAGTGTGCTATCCTCCGCTCCGACCATGTACCCCGTGGCCACGGTCACCGGGGATCTCATGACTCGCACGATGTAACACGGGAGGGACCATGAAGAAGCCACACGATCAACTGTTCAGGCTCAGATCGCCGGAGGCAAAAGGCCCGGCGGTCAAGAAGCTGCAGCGGTTCCTGATCAACGGCGGCTACCTGCCTCACGGCTCGGACGATGGTGAATACGGCATCATCACCGCCCAGGCCGTCTACCGGGCGAAATACTGGCTCGGTTACGCCAGGCCGGATCGGGTAGCCGGAACGCAACTCATGATGTACCTCAACGGTGCGGCCAAGCCCACGGCGTCGATGAAGGCGCTCGCGGCGAAGCGCAAGGCGAGGGCGAAGCGCAAGGCGAAGCCAGCAGTGAAGAAGGGCCTGACGCTCCAGCAGCACAAGGTTCAGGCGGCTCTCTCGCAGCTGGGCCAGACGGAGCATCCACCCAACTCGAACGTGTCGAAGTTCAGCTTGTGGTACGGCATGGTCGGGGCCTGGTGCGCGATGTTCCAGACCTGGATCAGTGTCACGCTCAAGGTCGAACTCAAGACCTGGGTGAGGGGCCGGTACTACGCTTACGTGCCCTACATCGTTGTCGACGCCATCGCCGGTCGGCGCGGCCTGATGGTCGCCCCTGGTCCGGCAGACGGAGTGCGGGTTTGCTTCGACTGGCAGGGCGACAAGATCGCGGATCACATCGGCATGGCAGCAGAGGAGTCGACGCTCAATCTGCTCGTGCCGAAGGTGCTGGAGAAGGCGAAGAAGGACTACGGTCCCCTTGGTCCCGGCGACTTTTGGTGCGTCGAGGGGAACACTGGGATCGGGAACGACAGCAACGGCGGCGAGGTCATGCTGCGCAAGCGGAATCGCGCAAACGTGCGCCTCTTCGTCAAAGTAGCGGCATAGGAGGGCGGCATGAAGATCAACAAGTGGCTCGATTTCCTGGATCGCGTTGGGTGGACGGCCATCTACGCGGCAGCGGCGGCGGGGATCACAGCCCTGACCGACCCCAACTTCACGTGGACCTTCGCTGGAAAGACCATTGGCATCGCGGTCGCTCTGGCAGTTTGCAAGGTCATCCTCGCGCAGAAGGCGGGAGACGACGACCTCGGCGCAGCGGTGCCGGGTAAGGTGATCGAGAAGCAGTGAACGAAATCCAGCTCGCATCCGCGCCGCCTACCCAAGAGATCGGGTATGAGCGGCAACCACGGGCACCGATTGGGCGTCCACCCAATCTGACGACCGACCTCGGCTGGAACCAGTTCGTCGATGACGTCGAGTACGTTCCCGAGCTGAAATGGCCGAGGAGCGTCAAGTCATACCAGCGGATGCGAACGGATTCACAGTTGTCGGGTCTGTTCCGTGCCATGACCATGCCGATTCGCCGGTTCCACTGGCTGATCGATCCCAACGGAGCAGACCCGGCGATTGTCGACCACGTGGCCAACGACCTCAATCTCGACGTCAAGGGACAGGAGCCGAGGCCGCATGGTCGGATGAAGGGCCGGTTCTCCTGGGACAGTCACCTTTACGAGGGCCTGCTCGCCCTCATGTTTGGCCACGCCTACTTCGAGCAGTGGGGCCAGGTCGAGGCCGATGGCCTGTTCCACTTGAAGAAACTCGCTCCCAGGCCGCAGGATTCCATCCAGGAGATCAACGTCGCAGACGATGGTGGCCTGATCTCCATCCGACAGGGGTTCGTGAACAACCGAAGCACCGGCGTTCTCGGTTACTCCACTGTACAAGGAGTGGAGATCCCGGTGGACAGGCTGGTCGCCTACATCTGGGAGCAGGAAGCAGCAAACTGGGTAGGGCGGTCGCTCTTCCGGGATTGTTACCGCAACTGGCTGGTCAAGGATCGCCTGCTGCGCGTGGACGCGATCAACCACGAGCGAGCCGGTGGCGTTCCCATCGTCGAGGGGCAGCCTGGCGCTTCGAATACCGAACTCGCTCGCATGTCTCAGCTGGCGCAGGAGTTCAAGGTTGGTGAGGCTGCTGGCGGTGCCCTGCCTGCTGGCGCGAAGCTGAACCTGCACAAGGTCGGTGGCGGGACCGACGTGATCGGCTCGATCCGCTACCACGACGAGTCGATGGCCAGGATGTTTCTCCACATGTTCATCCAGCTGGGCCAGACAGAGACCGGATCTCGTGCCCTCGGTGAGGCTTTCATCGAGTACGCTTTCCTCGCTCAGAAGGCCGTCGCGAAGTGGTTCGCAGACGTGACAAACGAGCATGTGATCGAGGATCTGGTCGACTGGAACTTTGGCGAGAACGTGGACACCGTGCCGCTCCTCACCTGGGAAATCCAGGAAGAGGACGAGCATATTGCCATCGAGGAACTCGTCAAGCTGATCCAGGTCAAGGCGGTCATCGTGGACGAGGAACTGGAGGACATGCTCCGCGAGCGCTATCACCTGACAAAGCGCACAGCGCCCCGTCCTGGCATTGTCGTCCCCGAGAACATTCCCCCTGACACGCCTCCTCCGCCTACCAACCAGGCGACTGAGGGTGTACAGGGATCTGCCACTAACCGCAAGCTTGCTGTCTGACCGGCCAGTGTGCTATATTCCACCCGTGGAAGGGATCGCTAGGTGCCGTTCGTAGTCGAAAAAGATGTCGAAGCGTGTTCGGCCAGCGAACCATGGGCTGTGAAGAATAAGGACACGGGCGACGTGAAGGGTTGCCATTCCTCGGAGAGCAAGGCCAAGGAGCAACAGGCGGCTCTCTACGCCAACACGAATGACGCTGCTGCTCGGATCGCGGCTCAAGCTGCAACCCTGGAGCGCCAGCACCTTCACTCCTTCGTGACCGCCGAAGCGATGGCGGTCGAACTGCCGGAGCCGGAGGTCACGTACGAGGAGGATGGCATCGTCCTCTGCAAGCTGGAGAACGTGCCCCTGATCAAGGCTGGTTTCGACTGGCCTTCGATGAACGGCCCAGTGACTTTCGGGGACACGCACCTGGCGGCGGCTGTGGCAGCGTCGGCAGACCCAATCCTGCCGCGAGCGCGGATAGGGCTTGGTCACACCGATCCTCGTTACAATCCCCACAATTGCCCTCAGTGCCAGGCGGAGATCGCGCCTGATCTCGATGGAGACCCGAACTTCGGGTTTGTCGAGAACCTCCGGCTGGAGGACGCTGACACGGTGCTGATGTCCGACCTCGTGGACGTACCGCTCTGGCTGGCGAAGGTTCTGCCGGTTGCTTATCCGTCGCGCTCCATCGAGGGCTGGTTCGCCTTCGTGGGTCCGAACAAGAAGGAATACTCGTTCGTGTTGACCAGACTCGCACTGCTCGGTGTTCAGTTCCCGGCCGTGCTAGCGCTCAACGATCTCCCGCAGCTGTACGGCGCGGAGACCCCCGACTTCGTGGAGGTCACATCGTGAAGAAACTGTTCGCCAGGACCAAGGAAGTGAAGGCGCAGGTCTCCATGACCGGCATCATCGACGCCTTCTACAACGACTTCGCCACCGAAGCCAGCGGCCGTTACTGGTGGTGGTGTCAGATGGTCCTGCTCGATCCCAACGAGATCATCGTGAACGACGGCGAGGACCAGCTTTACCGCATCCCGTTCACGATCGACGGAGACAGCGTGACCTTCGGGGAAGCGCAGCCCGTCAAGATCGAGTACGTGGACATCGCGGCTCGCGCCGAACAAGCGGTCGCAGCCTGCGCAGGAATCGCAAGTGTACGTGGTGAGAAGGTCGCCGCGTCGTACGACAGCCGGGCAGATACCTGCCCCGACAGGAAGGAAGGAGGCACCATGAAGGAGCAGATCGCGAAGCTCCGTGCGAAGCTCAACCTTCCGGCGGACACTCCCGACGAGGAAGTGATCCGGGTCGCGGCAGAAGCCGACCCCGGTAGCGAGGGAGTCCCCGAGCCGGAGACCGAGGGGACGCCTCAGCCGGAGGGACAGCCCGGCGAAGGCGACGAAGAGCCGGACGCTGGCACGGAAGGCGGCAACTCCGGCAACACCGCTGGCGATGCGGTCCAGGTCGACTCGGAGGCGCTCCGCGCTCTCCAGGCCGACGCCAAGGCCGGTCGTGAGGCCCGTGAGGAGCAGATCCGCGTCAAGGACGAGGCGCTGCTCAGCGCGGCGGTCGAGAGCGGCAAGTTCGCTCCCGCTCGCAAGGCCCACTTCGCGGCGCTGCTCAAGGCAGACCGCGAGGGCACCACGAAGCTGATCGAGGCGCTGGAAGAGAACGTCGTTCCGGTCGCTCTTCGCGGCTCGTCCAACGAGTCCAACTCCGAGGGTCAGACGCAGGCTGGGGTCGGGTACCCCAAGTCCTGGCTCCCGGAGCTTCACCAGGAGCCGGTCGCCGCAAGCGCCGCCGCTCCGCGTGTCGTGGTGGGAGGCGACTGATGAACCTCTTCGGAGTTCTCTTCAAGCTGCTCCTGTTCGGCTGGGCGCTGAACGCGGTCAACGATTGCGTTCCGTTCTACCGGCCTGGGCAGGACATCACCTGCAAGGCGTCGGTCGCTCTGACCGGCAAGACGTTCTGCATGATCTCCGGCAACCGGACATCCGGTGCCGGGGCAGCAGGCGTCGGCCTCGACTCGTCGAACACCGGTGGTAACTACGTGATCGGCAAGCCATCGGCAGGCGGTCGTGTTTTCGGTGTCGTCGGCTACGACGTCCCGATCAACGGTCTCGTCCCGGTCAAGCGCGAAGGCATCCTGCCAGTGACGGCATCGGGCGCAATCGCAGCCGGGGCCGAGGTCGAGACGACCGCTGCAGGTCTCGCGATCACCCGCACCACCGGTATCCCCGTCGGCGTCTGCCTCAACGGTTGCGCCAACGGCGAGGACGCCGAGATCCAGCTGTACAAGTCCGGTTCCATCGCGTAGGAAAGGAGGGTAGGCCAACATGAAGAACAAGAGCATGCCGGTCGAGTGGCAGGAATCCGGTTCGTTCGGAGGCGAGCGGTTCGTCGCTCTCCGTGCCGAGCCGGTCCGTGCAGCCCTCCAGCCCGGTGCCCTGTACAACCCGCTTGCACCACCCACGGTCGGAGTGGACGAGACGAGCATCACCGTCGACTACGCTCTGCAGAACCCGACCAAGGTGGTCACGCCGATGATCATCGACCTGTCGGCTCAGCGCTTTTTCGTGGATCGCGTGTTCACGAACGGCGGTGGGGTGACAGGCGGTGCGATCATCTACAACGAGGTCGCCGGTAACGACCTCTACGCATCGCGCGACGTTCAGAAGGTCGCTCCGGGTGAGGAGTTCCCGGAAGTCACCTTCCAGCGCCGTGGCTTCAAGGTCGCGACCCCCGAGAAGTGGGGCGGTAAGTTCGCCATCACCTGGGAGGCACGTGACCGGAACGATGTCCAGCAGTTCACCAACGCCGTCCGCCAGCTGACGAACACCATCGTCCGCAAGATCAACCAGATCGGCGTTGCCGTGCTGGACGCGTATGTCACGGCCAACTCGCGCACCGTCACCGGTCACAATTGGCAGACGGTCGTGACGACCGGCTCCTCGGCGTCCAACTGGACGCTCTGGCCTGCGAACGACTTCGCGAAGGCGAACCTGGTCGCCGAGCAGGAGGAACTGGGGATCAACTACAGCCTGTGGATCATGAACCCGCAGGAGTACGCGGCACTCGTCGGCATCTACGCCGGTGGGCTGAACGACGTACTCGCGAGCTACGGGATCTCGATCTTCGTCACGAACCGCGTGGCCGCAGGAACCGCCTACGCCGTCGCTCCCGGTCAGGTCGGGGAAATGCGTCTGGAGGCCCCGCTCGTTTCTCGCTCCTGGGACGACCCGGACGGGATCGAGCAGACGTGGGTCCAGTCCAGCGTCCGCCCGGCCGTGTTCGCCAACAACCCGTTCGCCGTCCTCAAGTTCACGCAGCTGGCCGGGTAGGGGGCGATCATGGAGAAGATCGTCAAGTACCGGATGGCCACGTTCTTCGTGGTCGGGAAAGACCCGATCACGAATGCCGAGGTCCGCTACCCAAGGAACGTGCCGCACGGCTGGCGCGTTTCGACGGACAGCGAGGGCGATCAGCCCAACACCGTGTACGGCATCCCGAAGTCCGAGATCGAGCGGGTCGAGTCCGCTGGTCTGGCGTCGGGCGACCCGGTGTTCTTCTCGGACGAGGAGATCGCGGCGATGGAGTTGGGCATCACCGACACCCTCGGCGGGACCGGCGATGTCGTGGCCACTCCGACCCATCCCGGAATCGGAAACGATCCGGGTGCGGTCGGTGGCGAAGCCTCCACGCCGCACCCGCTCGCGTTCACGCAGATGTCGGTCTCGCAGATCGCGGACTACATCAGCGAGGCCGAGCCGTCCACGGACGAGATCCTCGACATCATCCGCCAGACGCCCGAGCCGAGTCGCGAGAACATGGCCAACATGTTCCTCGCGGCCGAGGCCGAGGCGAGCGGTGGCGAGCCGAGGGACGACCTCATCGCGGGGATCGCAGAGGAGATCGGCCTCGGATCCGCCGTGGGGCCGGAAGGCTCCGAGGGGGTGCCCGGCACGGAGGGTCAGGAGGAGACCGGAGACGGTTCCGACGAGGGCGGAGCGGACGGCGGTAGCGGCGGGGAGGGCACCACGACCCCCGCAGCTGAGCCGACCGATTCGGCCAAGACCCTCGCAGAGCAGGAGGGCATCGACCTCGCCCAGGTCACGGGCACCGGCAGGGATGGGCGCGTGACCCAGCAGGACGTTCAGAAGTTCATCCAGTCGCAGCAGGAGAGCAACGGCGACTAGCGACCAAGCCTCGGACGGGGGTCGGGCTAACGCCCGGCTCCCGTCCCAGGGGGAAGGAATAGATGCTTAGCACACTTGCACGAATCATCTGGGCCTTCGTCGCGATTCGCCTTGCGATTGTGGCCTCGGATATCCAGTGGCGTCTTTCGGGTGGCGCTGGCAACTCGAACGTCAACGCGTCCCTCGGTGGGATCATGTCATCGACCTCCATCACGGACGCGACGAACAACAACCTTTTCGACGACGTATCCGGCGCGGAGTCTCAGGCCGGTGACACGGAGTACCGAGGCTTCTACGTTCGCAACAACCACGGGACGCTGACACTGCAGGGTGCTGTGATCTACATCAGCGCGGCAACCTCGTCGGCGGATACGGAGTTCGACATCGGCCTCGCGGCAGAGGCGATGAACGTGGACATGGCGACCATTGCCGACGAGTCCACAGCGCCAGCGTCAGTGACGTTCTCTCGTCCGACCACCTTTGCCGGTGGCCTCCAGCTGAACGGCTCGACCGGCCTCACTGCCGGTTCCCGCCGTGGCTGCTGGATCAAGAGGACCGTCAACGCGGGTGCGGCGGCTGCTGCCGACGCAGGGACCCTCAAGGTGGAGGGAGACACGGCACCATGAATCAGTCAGATCTCACCAAGGCTCAGCAGGCCCAGCTGGACGAGGCCAAGGAGTGGGTCGGGCGACAGCAGGCTTCGCTCGACGAGATCCGCACTCCGATGTCCAAGATGGTCGGGGGCAAGCCCCTCAACCAGCGGGACACCCTCGTGCTGTTGGAACACCTGCGCTGGACGGACGAGGAGCGCGAGGAGTTCGAGTCCCTGGACAAGAGCGAGCGCGCCGCGCGAGCCGAGTCGGTCCTTCGCGAGCCGGAGGCCCACTTCTACGTCGGCCACAATCGTAACGGGGAGAACCCCACCCATCGGGTCAACGTCACGCCCAGCGGCGTGAAGATCATCGACTCGGACCACGAGGGCTTCTACCAGTAAGTCGCTGAGGTCGCATGAGCGTCCTCGCGCATTCGTTCCCTGGGGCACGGGCCTGTTGGTCCAGCCCCAGGGAACATCTGTGTCCGGGGGCTGAGTAATGGAGCAGACGCAAGACCCCTTCGTCGTAATCGAGGAGCGGCGCAAGGGCTATATTCGCTACCGTAACACCGAGACTGGCAGAAGCTGGGAGGTTTACGGCGAATGCGTCGGCCTCGGTCACTGCATCGTCGGTTCGGTCTTGCCTGACGGCGAAGTAGTCGAGACGCTGAAACAAGCGAAGAAGGTTTGGTCTGACCGCGCTAACCGCTTCCTGCTTGACTCGCCGATCACGCCCGAGTTCAAGGGCTGCTGCCCCTTCCGCTCCGTGGAGCTGTAAATGGCCACCAAGATGTACCTGCGCGACACGAACGCTTTCGCAGGGACTCACTCGATCAACGATCTCTCGGCGGCGATACCTGGCACCGATCAGCTGAACAACTTCGGATCCAGGGCGGTCAAAGATCTAAGCCTGACCGCCGGTTCTAGCCAAAAGTTCCTCCACAACTCATCTATCGCCAACACCACTCCACAGGACGGATACTGGGGAAAGTGGCTCTCCGACTTTCTGGCGGCGGACATCACAGCGCAGACCTGGACGCTGGCGTTCGCATTCGCTGAGTCGAACGGTAATACCAACGCATTCTTCGCCGTTTCGATCTACGTCCTCAAAGCCGATGACACCGTGCGCGGTTATGTCTACGACAGTAAAACGGCGCTTGGTGGGACAGAGTTCCTAGTCGATACCACGGGCACGACGTTCGGTGGCAAGGTGGTTACTGTCGCAGGCGCGGCCGTTACGGGAATCGTGTCCACAGATCGGCTCTGTATTGAGGTTTGGTCGATTGCCACGCAGGGCATGGCGACCAGCTACTTCCACGACCTCGCGTATGACGGGGCGACCGATCCGGTCCACAACACCAACACCACCGACGCGGCGAGCTACTTTTCTACGCCGCAGAATGGCTTGTTCGCGACCACGACCAGAGTGTCAAACACGCTAACGGCCCAGTACACAGTCAACGGTCGCATCAACTCGACGCGCACTCTCCAATATACAGTCACGGGGAGGATCAACAGCACCAGGCAGCTGAAATACAACATCACTGGGCGGATCAACAGCACAAGAACCTTACAGTACGGTCTTGCTGGGAAAGTCTCCAGCACTCGTGCCCTCCAGTATTCTGTGATAGCGAGGATAAACTCGACCCGCCAGTTGATGTATATCGTCAATGTGAGAGTCTCGGGAACGAGGACGCTCCAGTATGCGGTGAACGTAAAAGTCTCGGGCACCAGAACCCTGCAGTATACGGTTACTGGGCGAATCAACTCGACTAGGACCCTGCAGTATGGCCTCGCGGGGAAGGTCGCTAGCACGAGGACGCTCCAGTACAACGTGAATGTGAGGGTAGCCGGGACTCACACGCTTCAATACCTGATCAGCAACAAGGTCTCCGGGACGCGCACCCTGCAGTACGTAGTAAACGTGCGCGTTTCGGCTACGCGAGCGCTGCAGTACACGGTAATCGCGAGAATCAGCAATACGAGGACCTTGCAGTACGGGGTCGGCGGCAAGGTGGTGGCTACCAGGACGCTCAAATACAACGTCAGTAGCAGGGTGAATGCCATGCGGCAGTTGCTCTACATGGTGACGACCAAGGTCCTGAGCACTCGCACCTTGCAGTATACGGTGATCGGCCGGATCTCCTCTGCTAGGCAGCTGAGATACGGGCTGGCAGGCAAGGTCAGCGCCACGCGTATTCTCCAGTACACTGTCACTGGCCGGATCTCCGCCACTCGGCAACTCCGGTACGGCGTAAACGTACGCGTGTCCGACACTCGGCAGCTGCAGTATGCCGTCATAGCTCGCATCGCGAGCGGTCGTACGCTGCAGTACGCGGTCATCGGACGAATCTCCAGCGAGCGCACCATGCTCTACACCATCACGGGGCGCGTGAGTTCGACGATGACCTTCCGGTACAACACGGGGGTCGCGGCGCGGATCAACTCAACCCGGACCCTGCAGTATCTCATTCGCGAGCCAATCGTCCTGCCGCCGATCCGCCCTGGTATACTCCTTTCTGATCAGGAAGGTCATATCGTTCAGGCGCGTCGAGGAAAGGTGTTGAGCAGATGACCGTTATCTCCTTCGTAGATTACGCCCCGATCCCTCGCTTCGACGGGGTGGCTTGGCACCATGCCTCGATCCAAGAAGGACCGACCGCAGATGGACCATGGACCGAGATCGAGAGTGTCGTCCTCACTCCGGTCGATACTGACCCGAAGCAGCCGATTGCCCGGAACTTCACGACCGAGAACGCGACCCTCATCGAGGGTTGGTACAGGATCGTATTCTTCGACATCGACGGAGACACGCAGGCTCCGACCGAGGCGATCCACAACGTTCCCGACACCGAGGACCCATATCTGCCGACCATCAGCACGGTCGGCGCTCTCCTGCGCGCTCGCACGGTGGACAAGAGCGGAACCGAGGTAGGCACCTTTACCAAGGACACGAAGCCGACGCAAGAGGAGGCAATGATCCTGATTCGGCAAGCCGGTCGGGATGTCTCGCTCAAGCTGGGGCCAGAGATCCCGGAGGCTTACCTGGAGGACGCGCGGCACTTGGTCGCCCTGAAAGCGGCCATGCTGATCGAGCTTTCGTACTACCCGGAGCAAGTCGCCGCGAACAACTCGCCCTACGACCGATACAAGGTTCTCTACGACGAGGGCCTGCCGTCGCTGGTCATGGCCGTCACAGACGCCGAGGGAGCAGAGGGCGACACGGAGGCAGCAAGCGGTCTGGCGCACTTCGCGTTCCCAGTTGACAAGGGTGGCCTCGTTGGTTGGGAGACCAACTGGTGAGTGTCGGCTTCTCTTTCGTTACGCAGGGAACGCGCCACGCCGAGCTTACGCTCCAAGAGATCGGCGGTAGGGCGCTCAATGCGCGGCCTGCGTTCGAAGAGATCTACCTCACGGCGCTGGACATCATCGACGAGAACTTCGACACAGAGGGTGGGCGAGGGGGTCAGGAGCAGTGGGCCGCTCTCACTCTCAGCACGATCATCTGGAAGCAGAAGCGCGGACTCGACCCGCGTATTCTCCGGGCGACCGGCGAGCTTCATGAGTCGATGACCACTTACCGGCATCCGCTCCAGTACTCGCGGATCGAGCGCAGCAAGATCGTCCTTGCGCCTCGCCTCCTCAGGGGCAAGCTCCACCAGAAGGGTTATGGCGTCCCTTATGCCCATGGCTTCTCGGGTTTCGGTGTCTCTGAGGTCCCTGCCAGGCCGTTTGTCCGGTTTACTGACTCCGACGCGAAGGCGTTCGCCAGAGAGATTCTACGCTTCGTGGCCAGGGGAACATGAGCATCTACGGTCCGATCTTTCCGGCGCACCTGCTCTCCAATGCCCTGGCCGACACAGTGAAGCTGTGGATCGAGGAGTACCTGCGAGAAACGGAGAGACAGAACGGGATCGACTACGAGCTACCGTCTTTCGCCTCATACAACAAACGCCCTCAAACCGAACGCTGGATCGAAGAGCAACTCCCTGCTCTGATCTTCGTCATTCCTGGCCTTGCGGAGGTCCCAGTCAAAGACGGAGAGGGCAACTACACGGCCGCGTTTCGCGTTGGTGCGGCGATCTTCAACATTGGTCAGGACAAGGACAACACCGACACGAACAGCAAGATGTATGCAGCCGCCGTACGTGCTATCCTTCTCCAACAGAGTGGACTCGGCGGTCTGTCAGACGGGATCTCCTGGGAAGGAGAAAACTACGACCAAGGTCCTACTGAGGCAGGACGAACCCTCGGTACGGCGGTCGTAGATTTCATCGTGCGCATCCCTGGGGTAGTCAACAAGAACGCCGGTCCAAACGAGCCGTCAGATCTTGATCACGTCGGCAGCGATTGGCCAGTGGTCGAAGAAGCAGACCTGATCGTAGACAAGGAGGACACGCCGTGAAGTACAGGTTCGTGGGCGACCACCTGGAGACGCTGGACGACGGGCAGGGCCTTGCGCCTGGCGACTTCACAGAACTGAGCGAGGACCAGGAGAAGGGCGACCGGGCCTCGGAACTGATCAAGGATGGGCAGCTGATTCCCATCGACGAGGGCGAAGGCCCGACGGAGCCTGCAACCAAGCTGGCCAAGGAGAACAACGTGGACCTGGCACAGGTACACGGAACCGGCGCTGGCGGCAGGATCACCAAGGAAGACGTCCAGAGCTACATCGACAAGACGAAGGAAGGAGACTAGCCGATGTTCCTCCTGCAGCTGATCATCGGGCTGGGGGTTGCGCTCTTGGCGTTGGTCCGGCCCGGCACGAATATCGTGCTAAAGGATCAGGCACCGCCCACGTCCGTCCCAACGGACACGGGCGTGTGGTTCGTGGTAGGTCTGTCCGAGAAGGGACCTGCCACACCGACCCTGATCCAGAGCATGACGGAGTACGCGACCTACTTCGGTCAGCGTGTCTCCTACGGGCTTCTGTACGACGCTCTCGACGTGTTCTTCCGCGAGGGCGGTCGGAGAGCCTATATCCAGCGAGTGGTTGGCCCAGCAGCGGTCAAAGCCACCAAGAACCTTCTCGACTCGGGCGCTGGAGTCTCGCTGGTCGTCAATGCGAAGAACGTGGGCGACTGGGCGAACGCCATCAAAGTCGGGGTGGTCGCTGGTACGCAGGGCGGCACCTTCCAGATCCAGATTCTCGACTCCAACAACAACGTGCTGGAGCAGAGCGGCGATCTCACGACACAAGGGGATGCCGTCAACTGGTCCCTGACCTCGCTCTATGTGGACATCGTTCTCGGGGCCACTGCCAACGCTCCGGCCGTCGTTGCCGCTGCTCTCCTCACGGGAGGCACGGACGACCGAGGCAGCATCACGGACACTCACTGGCAGACCTCGCTTGATCTCTTCACGAAGGACCTCGGTCCTGGGCAGGTGTCCTTCCCTGGTCGCACGACGCTCACTGCTCAGCAGCAGCTTCTGGCTCACGCTCAGCCGCACAACCGCGTGGCCATCGTCGATCTGCCGGACTCTTCCCTGCGCTCCACGCTCGTGGCCGCAGCGGTGGCTCTCCGGGGAACGAACGCTCGCTTTGCGGGGGCATTCGCGCCGTGGGCGAAGGTGCCAGGCATCACGCCGGGAACCTTCCGCATCGTCCCGTACTCGGCGGTCGAGGCTGGCATCATGGCCCGGAACGACGTGTCGAACTCGCCCAACGTCCCCGCAGCTGGGGACCTCGGCGTTTGCCGCTACGCCGTTGGCCTGAGCCAGGACCCGTGGTCGGACTCCGACAGGCAGGCTCTCAACGATGCCGGTGTCAACGTCGCGGTTCCGATGTTCGGCACGATCCGGACGTACGGCTACCGGACGCTGGTGAACAAGGACACCGATCCGAACTGGATCGGCCTCGGCGGGTCTCGGGTCGTCATGGCCATCGCTGCCAGGGGCGACGCGATCATGCAGGCCCACGTGTTCGACCCGATGGACGGGCAGGGGCACCTGTTCGCGGCAGTGAACGGCGAACTCACGGCCATGCTGAACGAGTTCTACCAGGACGACTCTCTCTACGGGGCGACCCCCGACGAGGCGTACCAGGTGGACACGAGTGACGCGGTGAACACACCGACCACGATCCAGAATCAGGAGCTTCACGCGACCATCGCGCTCAAGACCAGCCCCATGGCAGAAATGGTGGAGCTGGATCTCGTCAAGGTCCTTGTGACCGGATCCGTTTCGTAGGGGAGGAGGTAACAAATGCTCAAGTGGATTCTTCGCTTCGCAGGACTCCTGCTCCTCATGCTCCGGGCAGAAGTCCTTGCCACGCGAGCCGACACCTGGCTCATCACGGTGGGTGTCAACGGCATCCATACCGGAATCTGGGACGTGAAGGAAGGCGGCGACGTCGATTCGAACGAGTTGACGTACAAGCCGGGAGGGATGGTCGACCCGATCTCCCTCGGCGGCTCCAGGAACGTGAACAATGTCACACTCCGGCGCAACTACCGGCTCGGTCGTGACCACTCGCAATCGCAGCGATGGCTCAACTGGGTCGGCAAGGGCAGCGTCGTGATCACGCAGCAGCCGCTCGACCAGGACGGCAACGCGTGGGGCAAGCCCATCGTGTACAACGGGACGCTCAAGCGCGTGAAGCTGCCGGATCACGATTCCTCGTCGAGTGACGCGGCCATGATCGAGATCGAGGTCACGGTCAGCGGCATCCCGACCGGGATGGCGTAAGAGAACGAACACGGGAGGAAACATGGGTGAACACGAACACGAGGGCGAGCAGGAAATGGCTCCCCACAAGGATGCTGCGAATGGTGGTGGCTCGGGTTTGTCCGTCATGGACCGCCTGCGCCAGCACCATTCGTCGATGGCCGACGGGATCACCACCAAGCTGACGATCCCCGGCTACAAGGGCGAACTCGTGGCCGAGTATCGAGTCCTGGACGTGACAAACGAACTGGACAAGATCACGGTCAAGAACAGGCAGCAGTACAGCAAGATGGGCGAGGTCGCGCTCTACGTGACCATGGACGTCTTGATCACTGCCTGCGTCCAACTTTACTTCTTCGACGGCGAGAAGATGCGGCCTCTGTCCGAGAGCATCGGCCCCGACGAGCCGCCCGTTCGCTACGACGACCGACTCGCGGAGTTCCTGGGTCTGGACACTTCCCAGGCCGAAGGGTCGTTCGCTCGGGAGACCCTGCGCCAGACGTTCGGCGGGAATGAGCAGGCGATCATCGACCACGGGCGCAAGCTCAACCAGTGGATGAGTGACACGTCGGCGGAGACGATGGAGGGTTTCCTGGCGACCCTCTAGACGATGCTCCTTTCAGGATCGAGAGGGAGCTAGCGAATCCGATCTGGCTAGCGGCTGACGTAGCGCTAGCCGGAATGGATCCGCTGGCTTTCCTCGAAGAAACTGATCCGGTTGTGGTCGCAGTTGCCGTCGCCATCAGCCGACGCTGGGTGGCTCGGTGGAAAGAGCTGGCCGACTATCAGGCAAACGAAACCATCCGTAGGCTCGGGGAGGCGATGAGGAAATAGCCCAAGAAGAATGGGTAATCGTACGCCTGCGGATGCAGGACGCGCAGAAGTTTGCGGCAGAGGCGAAGCTCGCCGGTGCCTCGATTGCGTCCATCCGTCACGAGTCTGACGCGACTAGCGCGGCTTGGCACTACCTCGGCGGGAGAGGATTCTGGCTCAACCAGATCTTCTTCACCATGCGCCGAGTGATCTACGGGCTAACGTTGACCTTCGCCGGCCTAGGCGCGGTTGCCATCGCTACTGGCTTCCAGTTCAACGCCATGATGGAGCAGCAGCAGTTGGCGTTCAAGATATTCACTGGCTCCCTCGCGGGAGCGCGCAAGGAAGTTCAGTTCCTTTACAATCTCGCGGCCACCGGACCATTCGAGTTCACTCAGGTAATCCAGGGCGCGAGGCAACTCCAGGCGTTCGGCTTTACAGTCGAGGAGACAAACAAGCTGCTGGTCTCTTTGCAGGACGCGATGGCCGGTATGGGTCTCGACCAGGCCGCGCTCGACAGGGCCACGCTCGCCCTGGGCCAGATCCGGTCGTCTGGCCGTCTCCTCGGTCAGGACCTGAGGCAGCTGGAGCAGCTGGGCCTCGTCTCCCCAGAGGATCTCGCGCGTCGGCTCCGAATCCCGCAGACAGCCCTGGCGAACATCGGCCAGCTGAACATCCCGAGCAAGGTAGCGATCAACGCCATCGAAGCCTACTGGACCGAGAAGTTCCATGGCGCGGCGACCCAGTTCCAGCACACCTGGCTTGGCGAACTGTCCACCATCCGCGACTACGGACGATCCCTCTTCGGCACGATGGTCGAGCCTCTGCAGAAGCGCCTCGAAACCGGCGTCTTGCCTGTAATCCAGCGGATTGCGCAGGATGCAAACAAGGGGTTCAAGACCGAGGGGATGGAGGGGTTCTTCAAGGCGATCGACAAGGGGACCAACAACACGACCAACTTCCTGCTGATCTGGCAGCGCTTCCGCGACTTCATGCTTCCCCTGATGCAGATCCTCCTCATCGTCACCGCAGACTTCGTGATGGCGTTCAGGACCTTGGGGATCGGGACCAAGATCATCTTGCCGTTCATCTACCTCCTCCAGTCGATGCTCGCGGTGTTGAAGTTCATCAACCCCGTGCTGCAGGTCTTGATCACGCTGTGGGTCGCTGAGAGAGCGGCCATCTTCACGCTCATCTTGGCCAAGAGAACCCTGCTGCTCTGGACTATCGCGACCGCAGTAGCGAACCGGGTCTACGCCGAGTGGCAGGCCATCGTGTTCCTGTGGACGTACCGGCAAGCGATCATGGACGCCTACCTCGCGAGCGCGACCATCCTCCTGTTCACAGCGCAGGTCGCCCTCACTCAGGGCTTGAAGAAGGCGGCGGCGATGTGGGAGGTTCTCACCTTGGCGATGGAGGCAAACCCGTTTGTCCTTATCGCCACGGCCATCATCGTCCTTACGGCTGGTCTGGTAATCCTCTACTTCAAGTGGAAGTGGTTCCACAACCTGATCAACCACATCGCGACCTGGATTATGGGTCACTACTGGATCTTGGCTCTCGTGCCGGTCCTCGGTCCGTTCCTTGTCGTGACAGGCTTGATCATCAAGCACATCAGTACGATCATCGGCTGGGTGCAGAAGCTGATCGGTTGGGTAAGGAAGCTGGTAGACTGGATCAGCAAGATCAGACCTCCGCACATCCACATCCCCGGCGCAGGGTTCGTGAGCAAGCTGAATCCGATGCAGTGGCTCGCGCACGGGGGCGATGTCGTTGCCGGTGGCGTCTTTGGCGTCGGGGAGCGCGGCCCTGAAATGGTGGCGCTCCCGGCAGGGGCGGCGGTGCGGCCCATGCCCTCCAAGATTCCTTCAATGGCCGGTATCGGCGGCGCGTGGCCAGAAGTCATTGAATTCAAGGTGCCCGTCTACATCGGCCCGAAGCAGGTTGCCGAGGTCGTCGACGAGTACCGTGGCGACGTAGCGGCGAGGAAGTAATGGCCGTCGCCGGGCAAGAGATCACGTTCCGCACGGTGGACTCCAGCATCGAGCCTGTCACGGCGCTGCGCGGAGAGACGCCGCCGAAGCTCACTGACGGATTCGGAGGTTGGACTGAGCAGGAGAGGCCCAAGCTTACTGCCGCCACCGTGTGGAACGGGAAGCCAGCCTTGAAGATGGACGTGGCGATCATGTTCGACGGGTACATGAAGGACGATCCGGTGGAGGCCGAGATCAGCCGGTTGATCCGGATGTCCTGGCCACCAAAGGAACACGAGCAGCCGCCTGCCGTCAAAGTGAGCGGAGGGACTCCTGGAGACACCTACACCTGGGTGATCAACGACATTTCTTTCGGAGACGAGCAGATCTGGCAGTTCTTCCACGGGTCGATGGTGCGCTACCGACAGGATGCCGTTGTCCACTTGCTGCAGTTCGTTGACATTGACACCGTGGCCGCGCAGAGTCCCAACGTGGGAGGTCAGCGCGGCCACCCCCGATTCTACATCGTGAAGCAGGGCGACACCTTGGGCAGCATCGCTGTCAAGATGTACGGCAAGCGCTCGAAGTGGAAGGACATCGCTAAGGCCAACGGGATCAGAGACCCGAAGAACATCAAGGTCGGACAGAGGTTGAAGATCCCGTGAGCGTCAAGAGCAAGCCGACCGCCCGTCAGAGGCTTGAGCAGAGCAGGTTCCGTCCTGATCAACTCAATGGCTTCGGGGACATCGACGTTGGGGACCTGCGGATGGAGTTGCTGGGGCAGGTTGGGGTCCCTCTTCGGGCCAGGATTCTCAGCGCCCCGATGGACAGGACCATGGACGGAGCCAGCTCCCTTAGCCTGGTCGTACTCGACGACGATCTCTCTCTGCTGCGGTCTGGCAAGCTGCGCAAGGGGGCCACCATCGAGATCGACGGCTTGTTCTTCTCCCTGTGCGCCATCAAGAAGTCAGCGCGACAGATCACGCTCGTGTTCGAAGAGCGTGAGATCAACATCCTCCGCCAGCGCAAGTATTCGAAGCCGCGCATCGCCAACCGCGCGAACATGACTCGGGCCGAGTTCGTCCTTCACCTGCTGCGCGAGGTTACTGAGCTAAAGATCCGGTACGTGATCCCTGAGCTTCACAAGGTGCAGCCGGTGGAGAAGTCGTCAGACATCGGCTACACCGACCCGAACGCAGGGGTAACCGGAAGCGGGGGCGGGTTCGGGCCAGGGGTCGGGCCTACTCCAGTCGATCCGCGTCATCACCAGAACCCCGGTGGGAACGTGCCGCAGACAGCGCTCAAGATCAAAGGCAAGGACGCGACTCCCTCTCAGCTGCGCAATGCCAACGCGATCCTCACTGTCGGCACTGGCCTCGGCGCTCGCCGCAAGGTGCTAGTGGCCTCGATCATGACCGCCATCCAGGAATCCACTATGACGAATCTGTCGGGCGGCGACCTCGATTCGGTCGGTCTGTTCCAGCAGCGCGCCGGTTGGGGGTCTTACAGAGATCGCCATGACCCCGTAACGGCAGCGCGACTCTTCTTCAACGGCACGACCACTGGAATCCACGGGGCGATCCGGACTGACAAGGAGCAGCCGAATCTCGATTACGGCGCACTTTGCCAGGCAGTGCAGAACTCAGCGTTCCCCAATGCGTACTCGCAGTGGCGCAACGAGGCCGAGATCATCGTTTCCGCGTGGGGCGTCCCTGGCGGCGACTCCGAAGGGTCTGCAGCATCCTCCAATACGGCTGGTACTGAGGACGACACATCGGTTCAGCCCTCTGTCTACCACTTCTACCGGGGAGTCCCCCCGAAGAAGGGCAAGACGAAGTGGGGTCGAGAAAACAGCTGGACCTGCATTCAGCGTCTCGCTGCGGCTGTGAACTGGCGAGCCTTTGAGGTCGCGGGGGCGATCTACTTCATCGACGAGGACGATCTCTTCAAGAGCAGGCCGATCATGACGATCACTCAAGAGACATCCGGGATCGACGACATCGGCTTCGACTACGACGAGAACAAGTCGCAAGGGACCGTCACGATCGATTGTCACATCAAGCGATGGAAGGCTCCCCCCGGCTCAGTGGTCAAGCTGTTCAACATGGGGCCGGTCGATGGGCGTTGGCTTGTAGCCACGGTCTCACGTGATCTCTTCAAGACGGACGCGCAGATCACATTGAAGAAGCCCTCCCCCGCTCTGCCCGAACCGGCGCAGGACGATCTCGATCAGCAGGCCGGTTGGGGCGGCAAGACTTCGGGCGACAACACTCAATTCAAGTACGGCACGGCGCTGGTCAAGCCGATCCCCAGCCCGTACTTCACGCACCAGGGCGGGGTACACGACACAGCAGGTTTGCCTGGCTACCCGGCCATCGACTTCTTCGCTGCTCCCGGCTCGCCGGTCGTAGCTCCGGAGGGGGGCACTATCGAGCGGTTCTCGGGCCATGATCCCTCGGAAGGTCCCCCGCTTGGAGTCGGCGGACCTCTTGGCTGGACGATCTACCTGCTCGGGGACTCGGGCACCACGTACTTCATGACGCACCTGGGGAAGCGCACCGTCCACATCGGTCAGCAGGTGGCAGAGGGTCAGCAGATCGGCACGGTCGCGGACTACGACAAGTACGCTGGCAAAGGGTTCTCTCACTGCCACACCGGAGTGCACGGTGGAAGCACAACGATCGAAATGCTCGGCAACGCACCCCCGGCGGCGAAACCATGAGTGCCTTCGTATTCGAAATGCTGCCCGACGCCGAGGACGGCATCCGCATCAGCCGGGGGATCTTCGCCTCTGCTCCACCCAACGTTGACACTCAAGTGTACGTGGTGCTGCCTGAGTTTGACACCACCCAAAAATGGGGGCCTTGCCCGTGGATGCCGAGGGGTGCTACACTCCCAGCGGTGGGCGACAAATGCCTCGTCATCTTTGACAACACCGACGCGGCGTGGGTAGTGGCATGGTGGCCGAGTGACTGAGATCCCTCACTTCGACCTTCCATTCCGCTATGTGGGCGGCAAGGCGGCGGTCGTCGAGCAGGACAGCCTGCGCGACATTCAGAACTGCGTCGAGGCGGTCATTCGCACACACAAGGGCCAGCGCGAGAGTTTGCCTGACTTCGGACTCCAGGACTACACTTTCACGGTCATGCCAATTGATCCTGGCTCCTTGGCTAGCATCGTCGAAGCCCAGGAGCCTCGGGCCATCGTCCTCGCCCAAGAAGCGCCTGACGACTTCGATATGCTGCTCGATCGGGTGAGGATCAGCGTAGAAGCGAGAGAGGGCAAGTGAGCAACTACATCGTCTTCCCAATCGACACAGAACCACCCGACCTGCAAACGCTGGTCTACGACTACTTGAAGTCCCGTATCCCTGGGTGGGAGCCGTCGAGCGGGAACCTGGACGTGTGGCTGACGGAAGCGTTCTCGGAGGTCGCCGCCGACATCAGGACTCTCGCGAGCGACGTGCCAACGTCGATCTTCCGCTACTTCGGCGCGACTGTGGTGGGGTTGCAGCCGACAGATGCGGCGTCGGCACAGGCGGCAACGACCTGGACCATGAAGGACAACGCTGGTTACACGATTCCGGCTGGCTCGCTGGTCGGAATCCGTGACGCGAGCGGCGAGGTTCAGACCTTCCAGACTTTCTCGGACTACATCGTGCCACCGGGCACGACCAGCACCCCCACGGGCGATGTCCCCGTGATCGCCGTCGTCGCGGGAGAAGCTGCGACGGGCCTAGGCAGCGCGGGGGTGGCCATGGAGCTACAGTCGCCCCTGGAGTTCGTGACGGGCGTCACTATCGCTGGGGCTTCATCGGGTGGGGTAGACGCCGAGAGCGACGAGGACTACCTCAACCGGCTCAGTACGTGGATGACTTTGGTCACGCCGACGCCGATCCTGCCTCACGACTTCGCGATCATGGCCCGGCAGATTCCCGGAGTCTACAGGACGACCGCCATCGACGGCTTCATCCCGCCTTCTTCGACCAACCAGGAGAAGGCGGTCGCCGTGGTGGGGATCGACGCGCAGGGGAACGCCCTTTCAGCTGGCGTGAAATCCGACATCGAGACCTACCTGGAATCGCTGCGAGAAGTGAACTTCGTGGTCAGCGCCATCGACCCCTCGTTCAAGGCAGTGGACGTGCAGGTGACCGTCCACGCCAGGCCGGGCTACTCCAACGTGGACACCGACGTCGAAGCCGCGCTCCAGAACTACCTCAGCCCTTTGCAGTTCTCGATGCCGCAGGACGGCAGCCCTCGAGATTGGGACCTGGAAGATACGGTGAGATACTTGGAACTCACCACGCTCGTGAACAATGTGTCGGGGGTGGATTACATCGTGTCGCTCACCATGCGTATCGACGCCAACGCGTATGACGACATCGATATCACGTTGCCCGGCGTGGCTCCGCTCCCGACACCAGGTTCCATCACCTGCACCCTGGCCTAGATGTCGGTATTCGGCAAGCAGACAGCGAACGCTCAGAACGACGATGTGTTCGCCGGATTCAAGTACGTCAGCAAGTACACTCTAGTTGACACCGCTGACGTTTCCAAGATCACTGTCGACATGGATGGCAAAGGCTCGCTTGCCAGTGCTGGCAGCGCGACCATCCGTGGAGTGATCTACGCCGACAACGGCGGCGAGCCTGGCGCATTGGTCGCATCCACGCCAAGCGCGAACGATGTGGTCCTCAGTCACACCGGCGCTGGCGCGGGGACCGCTCGGGCCAACTTCGACATAGCATTCACGACTCACCCGCAGCTACTCCCCGGCGACTATTGGATCGGATTCGTCGTGGTCAGCGGCAACTCTCAGGCCGCGCAGATGTGGGGTTCCTTTGCCTCCGGGCACGGTCGGACCAAGAGCGGTGGGGTCACTGATCCATTCGGCACACCGACCACCACGATCAACGAGGACATCGGTGTAAACGCTACTTACACGGCGATCACCACCGTCAGGGTATCGTCGACTAGGACTCTGCAGTATACCGTCTTTGGAGTCCCCCCGGTTATCTCCTCGCCAGCCGATGGTGCCACGATCAGCGCGAAGCAGCTGATCTCCATGACCATCGTGGGACAGCCTCACCATGTCCAGTTGGAGTACAGTCTCGACGGCGGCACAACGTGGAAACGTTTGAGCGCCAAGAACTGCCGAGCGCCATGGGAACACAACATGAACACGTGGCGATTCGGAAATGGGACGATCAAGATCCGGGCCAGGCAATACTCAGGATCGCACGAGTCGTCTCTAACGGGCACGTCTGCCGTCATGACCTACACGATTTCGAATGCCGCTGGCACGGTGCGTGACTACGTGGGCGGAGTGGACACGATTGCTGCGGCCATAGCAGCGGCCTCAAACGGGGACACCATCCGGCTTACTGGGACATTTCCCAACGAGACATCCGATGGTGGAACCATCCACATGAACAAGAGGGTCAAGATCATCAAGCATCCGTCTGCCCCCAGCAGACCAAGCGTCCGCACTCGCATCATCTGGGATGCTGATGCCTACTACTGCGAGGACATCGAGATCTTCGTCGCGCCGACCACGGGTGGCATCTTTAGCGAGGGGAACACGAACTCGACGGCAGGTGCTTTCAAGCGCTGCCGCTTCACCAACAACGGCAGCGTGAAGAACGTAGGCATGGTCGACGGCCTGGAGTACATCTTCGGGAACCAGTCAGTGGACATGATCTACGACGAATGCGAGTTCGACCATGCTGGTAGCTGGACCGACAACGTGTACTCGTTGTTCCACATCCACGGCATCTACTTGCAGAACTCGCGACGCGCTTTCTTGAATCAGCCTAAGGGCTGGCACAACACGTCACGCCAGTTCCAGCTCGGACCCAACTGCCAGGAATGCACAGTTTACAAGCCTCTCGGCTACGAGTCTAGGCACGGGGTCGCGTTCTACTCAGACACGGGCATGGGCAACGATACCACCCTGTCCTCAGCCCTGAATAACGGCGATACGGTGGCCAACCTGACGGACGGTTCTACTTACGGGCAGGAAGGCTACCTCATCCTCGGCACCGAATTCATCAAGTTCGTAAGCAGAAGTGGAAACGTAGTCACTCTGGCCTCTAGCGTCCATGGTTCCTACTCCAGTGGGGCCACGGTGAAGCTGTACACAGTCTCCGACTACAACACCGTTGAGCTTGGCCTGATCGGGCACACAGGAAACGACGGCGCAGGGAATAGGTCGTCGTCTGATGGCATCATCTTCGCATCCAACAGACCCGGCAATGGTAGCGCTTCGACGCCTCGGCCGATCAGAAACGAAGTGCTGGACACCTTCCTGTTTGAGCCAGCCACGTCTGGCACAGTCCCACAGCCGCCAGATTCGAACGCCTACCTCGACATGCGCTCAGGGTCAGAGACAGGGTTCGAGGGCGGGGGCTTCTCGGATGCGGGTGGGAACGTCCTCGGCGGGACGCCAGGATTCGCTGACGCTGCTTCATTCAACTTCCAGCTGGATGTCGGTGATGCAGCGGTCGGATATGGGCCAGACTCGATCCAGCCAGCGACGGCCTCAGTCTCCTCAACAGCCACGTTGCAATACAACGTCGCCTCGCGCGTGGCCGCGACCCGGCAGTTGCTTTACGGTCTCGGTGGACGAGTCCAGTCCTCTCGTCAGCTTCTTTACAAGGTAATCGCGCGGATCAACTCGCAGCGCACCTTGCGATACAAGCTCGGGCTGGTCGAACTTACTGGTTTGGCCGGAGACCCCACATACGACAACCTTTCGCCGGTGGCCAAGATCATTGTCGACAAGATGTGGCCGCTCATGCATTCCTCGCCGTACAACCTCGATCTCGCCACGCTGATCCAAGGCGAGTCGATCATGCTGGACAGCATCGACGCGTACGTGCGCGACGGCGAAAACGGCGAGCCGGGCTGGTCCGTCCTCGTTGATGTAGACCGCGCCCCGTCCGAGGGGCTTCCGTGGCTCTCTCAGTTCGCGGGAGTGAGGCTCCCGTCGAAGTCACCGTTCGAGTCGCAGGAGGATTTCGACGCCTCCGCGCGAGTGATCATCAAGGAGCAGGGTGGCCAGCGCCGAGGACGACCGGCCGCGATCATTTCCGCTGCTCAGACCTACTTGACCGGCAACAAGTCGGTGGTGCTGCACGAGCGAGCTGGTGGGAATGCTTGGCACTTGGTGGTAGTTACCTTCACTACGGAAACTCCTGAGCCGGACTTGGTAGAAGCCGCCATTCGAAATACCCAAAAGCCAGGTGGGATCATCATGACGTATAATGTGATCGACGGTCAGGATTACCAGATCCTTTTGGATCACATGGACGACTACCAAGACGCCTTCACCACGTACGCGACCTACGAAGGCGTCGTGAGGAACGTTCCAGGGACGTAGGGAGGCCCGATGCCAGACACACCGACCACGAGATTCGGCATCGCGCAGCCGAAGTCCGACCGTTCAGACACCGCAGACGTTCCGCGCGACGTCAGGGCAATCGTCGCCGCGCTGGAGGCCCAGGGTGCGCGAGTAGGACACGGACTCCTTGCCGATCGACCGGCGTTCGGCAAGAGCCTGTCCTTCTATATCGCGACGGACCAGACTCCTCCGCAGCTGAGCTACGACAAGGGCGATGCGTGGGTCACTCTTGGCAGCATCGCAGCTGGAGCGGTTGGTACGCTCCAGCTGGCCGATGGCGCAGTGACTACGATCAAGATCGCGGATCTCAACGTCACGAACGCGAAGATCGCAGATCGGACTATTGCGGCGATCAAGATCGTGGCAGGTGCGATTACCTCTGCTGAGATTGCCTCGGCGCTCAAGCCGTCCGGAGGCGCTTCCGGAGGAACCGAGGCCCTCCGTGCGCTAGGTACGGGGGCTGGCCAGGCGGCACCAGGGATTCACGCTTCGCAGCACGGAGCGGCTGGGGCAGATCCCCTCACGATCACCCAGGCTATGCTCGACCCGACAGTGGCCGCTCTCTTGCCCCAGCCTGGCGACAAAAAGGACGTGTTCTACGACGTGCAGGCTGGAGTCAATGAGCCTGCCGGGTGGCTCCTGTGTGACGGCCGCTCCCTCCTTCGTACTGACTACCCGAACCTGTTCAACAAGATCAGCACGACGTGGGGCAACGTAGACGGGACGCATTTCAACCTCCCAGACACGCGCGGACGCTCTGCTGTCGGCAAGGGTCAGGGGCCTGGCATGACGCTCAGGAACGTAGGGCAGGTCTTTGGCGAGGAGACGCACCAGCTGTCCTCGGGCGAAATGCCTGTCCACAGTCACGCCGTGAGCGACCCCGGACACGGGCATTCGGTCAACGATCCGGGCCACCTCCATGCGGTGATCAACAGGGCGCTGAACTCGAACGGTGTCGGCTTCGCCTCAGGCTCGTTCTTCGTCAACCAGATCCAGGTCAACTCGGGGTCGTCCTCTATCACGACGACTCAGACGACCAATATCTCGATCAACGGGAACACCACGGGCGTCAGCATCCAAAATGCAGGCGGGGGCACTGCACACAACAACATGCAACCCTGCTACGTGGTCTCGGTGCTGATCAAGACGTGATCAATGCCAGAGGGGGATAAGAAATCCGGTGACTCCTGGAAGAGAAACGTCAGAGACTTTGGATGCTTCGTGATCGGGGCATACCTCCTGGTGCACACGCCGAGTCCTTCAACGATTCAAGCTCTCGCAGCGCTCGCCCTCATGGGAGTCCTGCCCTGGTCCATCATCGAGCAGTGGATAAACAGAAACGGAAACGGGAAGCGCTGAGGTTCGTGTCACAGAACCTCGTCAATCTGTGGCTCTGCACGTTCTCGGTGATTATCGTAATCCTCCAGATCATCGACCTGGTGAAATCATGGTAAACAAGCAGCAGGCGAAGAGCAAACTGGAGGCAACGCTTCGGAAGGCTCACGAGAGACACTGGGGCCTCAAGATCACGGCGGCGCTCATGTTCTTCGTGGTCTATCCAGCTATGATCGTGAGTGCCTCCCACTACTGGGAAGGCCGGACCTTACACAGGGCCACTGAGGCACTGGAGTCGAACCGGCATCATTCGGATTCCGTCAGCTGCCTGTCGTACAACACGGTCGCTTTCGCCACCAACAAGTTCCACAAGGCAGTGCTGGACTTCATGGTCGTCGCCAGAAGGACTAGAGAAAAAGAGATCATGGCACTGAGGAAGGGACTCCAGACTCCTAGGACCGACAAGCTAATCGAGGTCGATCAGGAGGCAGTGAGTCTCTACAACACGATCATCAAGGGGATCTTGTTCAGCAAGTACAACCCCCACTGTAAGATCCCGAAGAGGGCGGTCCGTAAGTTTCCCTAGGCGTGGCCTGCGCCTTTGACCCGTGGGGGCTGCAGGCCCGGCGCGGGGGCGGTCCGCCGCAGCCGCCCCCGCTTCTCTCTTGACTCTCTAGGCGCTGGCCCTGCGCCGAGACCTACGGCGCGGAGAGAGTTCGGAGATGACTCTCTCGACCAGCCGGAAGCGGTCAGCCTGTACGCGGGATGCGGCGGCGAACCCGTTCAACCGCTTCTTCTCCACGAAGTCGGCGGTTTTCTTGGCCTCCTCTTCAAACGACGTGGCTTGGGTCGAGTAGATCTGGATTATCTCGCGCGTGTATTCGAGCGAGCGTTCGATGTCCTCTTTACTCGCCATAGTTGCCTCCCGTTCCTGAGCATCTGTCTCGCCAGTCGCCATAGACACCGAAATCCAGGTCCTCGTCCTCGTCGACTGGCCTGCGACCGAGAACTAGCCGGTCGAGTAGCTCGCGTAGGCGGTTACGGAGCCGGTGCATCATTGGAGAGCGCCCGGTCTAGGTCGTCGGCCACACGGCGCAGGAAATCCACCATTTTCTTGAAGCCAGGAAGATTATCGAATCCATCAGCCACCGTCCTGAGGGTCATCATTGCTTCGGTGGCGGCAGGCACCAACCCCGCCAGGATCTTCACGCAGTTGTTACAACAGTGTTCTGTCGGTTCGATTTCCTCCACCCCCTCCACCACGGAATCTTCTTCTTGAAGTAGATCCGCTCGCGAATCAGGTCCAGGTGAGCCTCGTCTCCTGATGGCCAATAGACCGACTGGAGCGTTCCGAAGATCGGCTCCCAGCCCTGGCGCAATAGCTCCATCCCGAAGTCGTTCAGGACCCACCCCTTCTGCCCGTCGCCGGGAGGGAC